TGTGCGCGTGCGGACCTGATGCCCTCGATGGCTTGCAAGCCTTGAAAGAACCCGCCGCCAAACATATTGGTGTTTGGCTGAGGAATTGGGATGGTGTAGTTGAACTCGGCCATAATGTTACACGTTTGTGGACATAAATCCTGCCTGCGCCCCTTGTCCTGCCGCCCAATCTCCAGACCCAGCAAACGATTCATACCCTAAACCGCCACCACCAGTCCCAAGAGCGTTCAGGAGCGCATAGTTCTGAAGACCGCCGCTGATTGCGTTGCCAAATCCACTTACACCAGCAGCCTGCCCTGCGGCAGCTCCTTGTATGCCGGCTGCCTGCGCACCTGCCTGTCCAACCATCAGATTAGCCATTGCATTCCCTGATTGAAGAGCGCCAGCGCCAACACCTGCCGCTGATGCCTGTCCAACATTAAGAAGATTCTGAGCAGCGGTTTGTCCCACATTGGTAAGACCGCCAAGACGGGCGTATGTCTGGTCAATGAGTTGGTTCAGAAGCTGTGGACGATACCGTGCAAGCGCACTCTGCGTGTCCTCGGCGCCTCGCCTACCGGTGGCAGAGGCGTTCGCAAGCAGAGCAGCCTCGCCTTGACGAGCGAGCTCTTGGAACAGTGGCCCCTGCTCGATTTGCTGGATGGCTTGGCGCTGCTGCTCCATGCCCATTTGCTCGTACTGCTTGTCCTCAAGAATCGGCTTAAACAGCGCCTGTTGCTGATTGTACCCTTCTGTCTCTATGTCTCGAATACCTTTGTCGGTAGCTAACTGAAACTTGGCAATCAGGTCTTCACGGGCTTGCTTGATTGCTGTTTTTCCCTTTTGTCCCTCTGCAAGAGTCGGATTTCTGTACTCGGTTGATTTCTTTAGAGCCGCAAGCTCACGCTCTCTATTCCTTTCGTACTCTTTGATGTTCTTGTCAGTAATGTCAGAAAGCTGTGTGTACTCAGGTTGCTTGTAGACATTTAGCAAAGCCTGTTGACGCGCCCCTTCTCCCCCAAGGCCAACAAGGCGCTGCATCTGCTGAATAGCGCCTGGACCTGCCGCAATATACGGCTGCGTTAAATCAGGACGCCCAGCAGAAATGTAAGGGGCAAGTATTTGCCGCATTACATCAAACTGACGCGCCTGTTCACGTTGAGCAGCACTGTATCCTTTCTGCTGCGCTTCCGCAGCAGCTCTTGCCCCCTTTGAAGCCTGTCTTCCAGAATACACAGAGGCTCCTGCGCCTAATGCTCCTGCGCCAAGAACAGCCCATGAAACAGGATCTAATCCCATAAATTAAAGTCTTTTAAGGTAAATCTTCTCTGCAAGTTTATATCCCATCCTTAGAAGAAGCTTCTCAAGATTAAGGGATGCCGATGAGTGTTGTGTAACAAAAAGCGCACCATCGTTCTTAAGCTGTTCGTCACACCACTTAAGAAACTTGATGCCCGTTGTTCCTTTTCTGAAGTCCTTGTGAAGAAACAAGGTGTCGTGGGACGCAAAGTTGACACCGTGTTGATGATGTTCGACGAACGCGAATACGTTGTATCCAACCAACCTTGACTCATGTCGCGCAGTGAAAACACGGAGCAGTCCAAGTTGCTCGAAAGCCCCATACTTATCGTATGGAACCCTTGCAGGAAGATCTGCAATTTCGCCAGAAACTTCCGCGTGATGAATCCCAATGAGTTCTTCTGCTTCATTGCCAAGTTGCTCGGTAAAGATTTCACGCTGAAACTCCATCTCTAGGTCACTTCCCTCCCAGAAGCCATGATAGTAAGCGAGGTCGCTGCGCTGGCGGTCGTTGAGATGATTCCACCGGACTCAAGAACCTGCCCGACAAGCTCTGGGCAGGTGTAGGTCTCATTTGGTACGACGACCTTCGAGGACAAGATGCGGTTGCTGGCAGCAACAGAACCTGAGGGCGTAATCAGGTTCACCGAGATGGACACGTTCGCAGCCGCCGTGTTGGTCACCGTGAACTTGTCGATGATGCACTTGCAGTTCGACGCCTGATACTGAGCTGTCGCGACAGCCTCAGCCTGCTTGGGCGGGATGATGTTTTTGACGGTTACAGCCATTGTCAGGAGATGTTGTTGGTCACGCTAAGGATTGCGGATGGTATTCCGGGCACCGGTGGGGCTGCGGCAAAGGCTTGAATGGTAATGTCCACCGTGTCAACGGCCCACATCAACTCCAAGTAATCTCCCGCAGTCATCTTATACACGAAGTTCCACGCTGCAACACTTTCTGCGTTGTTGCCTTGGATTCGTATCTGAGTGGCTGAGTTGGCTTGGTCAACGCCGTTGATCCGCGCCCACAAGTAGAACAAGCCAACGCCACCAGAAACCTTGTCCAGTTGCAGCGAGAACTGGAAGTTGTACACCCCCTCAGAATCAACGTAGATGCGGCTTGCCGGCGTCCCAATGCTCACGCCGAAGCTGAGGTCAGTTGAGTTGAACGTGACGCCGTATGCCGTGTTTATGGCCGCTGCGTTCTGCGTTGTGGTGTCGTAGAAGGTGCCGTACCTCGGGTTCTTCTGCTGCTCTACCGGTGGCGCCTGCGAGAGCAGAGCTACCTGCTGGGCCAGTTCAGCAATCTGGTTAGCCTGCTGAGTAGGCGCTGTAGAAGCGAGCTCGATGACGCTGCGAAGGGCTTCAACCGTGTCAAGCGCCTGCTGTGCAGACGTCTGAGAGTTATACGAGTCAATGGTGTTGGCGTCGATGCTGGCTGGGACGTACTCGAAGAGTTGCTCGAAGGCGCGGATGAGACGCTGGTCGGGCAGGAACTTGGCAAGGTCATTCCGGTTTGGCTTGATGGAGTTGGCCATTTACCACACAAGCGGCTCAAGCCGCGCCTCCAAACGGGCCATTGACAAGTGCGCGTCGCTCGTCCCGCGAAAGCGATACGTTCTCCAGTCTCCCATGCGACCGTTGCGCATCCACGTCAGGCGCTTGTTGCGGTCTCCAGTCTTACCGGCGCTGATGCCGCGCTCTTGCGAGTAGGTGATGCCATCAGTTGAGTAACTCGCGAAGATGGTCGGGTTTATGCCAATGGCCACGCGCCCAGGCAGGGCGACGAGCTCCAGTTCATGGAAGATGGCGCCTTTGCCTTCGTTGTAGAAGATTTGCGTCTCGAACTGCCAACCGATGCGCTCCCCCCAGAGCGAGGAGATGTCTTGAACCGCGTAGCCGAGATTGGGTGCCGAGGTGTCCCCGCAAATCCACTTGTCGTAGGCGTGGATGAAGTTGCGTGCGCGGTAGCTGCTGTTGCCGTAGAGACCGTCAGCCAGCGTGAACCAGATGGCTTGGCCGGCGACCTGCGAGATCGCGCCGTCGTAGACTAGCGTGTGGTCCGGAAGATGGATGTAGAGGTGGTTAAGTCCGTTGTACAGACGTGTTTCACAGATAGTCGTAGCCAGAGCAGCTTCAGAGTAAGTTGCCAGAATCTGGTCAATCTCCCGTGTAGCGATTTTGACGGTGTTGGCTCCGGACGCCAGCCATACCGATGGCGCCTCGTTGCGTCCGCCTCCGACGAAAGCCACAGAATCCAGATATACGCAGCAGGAGTACGTTCCGATTCCACCCCGTTGAATCTGGGCTCCTTCGATGCGAGCGAACGGGAAGGATAAGATGTCTCCACCGACGTTGTTGAAGAGCTCAATGGTATGTCGGTTAATCGCATAGACCTCGTTCCGGAACTTCTGAATCGAGATGATGGGGTCTGGATCGGCTTCGGATGTCGCCTTGGCCTGAACGATGGTCGGGTTGACCAAGTTCGTCGTGGCGATGAAGAACCCGTCCGTCAGAAAGAAGTACCCATCCACCCAGCAGAAGTCGATGATTGGACCCATTGATGGGTCAGGCGTGAGGCTGGTGAGCGTTGATCCGTCCCAGTAGTACAGCGTTCCGCTGGAAAGAATCGCCAGCAGCGTCTCCGAGTAGTCAAGGGTTACCTGACCGGTGCCCCCAACATCCGCGAGCACCACCACGTTCCCAAGCGAACTCACCGAGACGAGCTTCGTGCCCATCACGCGGTAGAGCACGTTGTTCCACTCAATGCCGCCACGGTCGAGTCCCGGGCCTACCGCGAACTGCTTAATCCCGTCAGCCGGTCTCAGGTAGCCCTCGCTCAAGCCAGATGGCTGAACGACGGGCACCAAGTTGCGCGGGTAGCTGCGGCGGAAGTCGCCGGCCCCGTCCGTGTAGATACCGCTGAGCAGTGGTACTTGCATTACTTCTTCTTGGCGGTCTTGGCAGAAGCCTTAAACGCAGCAGCGGTCGGAGCGCCCTTGGAGCCTGGCTTGCGCATCTTCTCCTTGCTACCGGCTTCAATGCGTTCGCGTTTGGCGTGGATGTTGGCGTATAGTCCTTTTTTCATTTGCAGTTCCAGCGTTTGAGTGAAGCAGCTTTGCGGGTGGGCCGGCCTTTCTCGTCCTTCATTGGCCCAGGCATCCCGCTCATCCTTGCGCAGAACGACCGCCGACGCGCAGCGTCTTTTTCGGTCTTTGGGTTGGGTGCCGGCGCCTTAAGGTTGCTTCCCGTCTCGCGGTTGTACTTGGCGCGGCCCTTGGCAGTGAGTCCTGCCCCCTGAGAGACAGGGAGCTTCTCACCGCGGCTGACCGATAGGTTGACTTGCTTCTTAGGCATCTTCAGGAGGAGGGGCAAAGGTTCCGTCTGGTTGCTCAATCCAGCCCATGCCACATGGGGTATCTGTGACATTAACGAGAGTTGTGCCCTGCGGTGGATTGTAGGGGGTTACACCGTCCCAAACAATCATGTTCACTACTACTTTTGTAGCCTCATCAACGACTGCGTATTTCATTGCTTAGAAGTAAGTTGTGATAATAGCAAACCCAGCGCCGCCAGCGCCGCCTGCGCCGCTTGTTGCTCCATCTTCGGTCGCTCCACCACCACCCCCGCCGCCTGCTGGGAACCCACCTGCTCCACCTGCTCCTCCGCTTCCGCCACCTTTTGCGCCTCCTCCGCCTCCTCCGCCAGAACCAACTGCAAATAGGTTCGATGGAGCAGACAATCCCGCTCCCCCTGCCCCTGCGTTAGCTGGGCCATTGCTTTGCGCTCCTGCTGCTCCACCAGCTAAATTTAATGCATGAGACCGTCCGCCTGCTCCTCCGGCAGAAGTAACTGATGTGTTGGTAAGGCCGCCTCCTCCTGCTCCACCAGCACCACCATACGCAGCTAAAACAGTTGCAAGCGAAGGAGTTCCAGCCGCGCCAGTTGAGCCTGTTCCAGAAGCAGATCCACCAGGATTCGCTTGCAACCCTCCAGTGCCAGCAGTTCCGTTGGCCTGACCAGCAACTCCTCCCAAAGCAATAAGCGACCCAAAGGTTGTATTGCCTCCAGCTGTGCCTGCAATTTGACTTCCACCGTTTGTTGTTTGTCCAGCCCCGCCTGAGCCGCCAAGGCCAATAGAAACAGATTCAGTTGCCCCTAAATCTGAAGCCCTGATGTTTGCATTTAAATAGGAACCTCCACAGCCTCCACCGCCTGCAACGCGGGCGATTGTTGTGTTGTTATTTTTCTGCCCACTCGAACCTCCTCCGCCTGCGCCGAAGAGTTGAATGTTAACCGATACAGCCCCAGCAGGCTTTGTCCACGTCCCACTGGAAGTAAAAATCTGCACGTCGGTCGGGGTTGCGCTGCCGCCAGAAGATGCAATGGTGATAGCTCCGTTGCCGTTCGTGATGGTGACATTGCTCCCAGCCGTCAGCGTTGCCTTTGTAAGCCCGCCTGCGGCGTTGCCGATGAGCAGCTGCCCATTGGAGTAGGTGGTTTCCCCTGTGCCGCCGTTGGCTTCCAAGACCGTTCCGGTTACGTTCGATGCTGTACCGGTGGTGTTCTGGTTCAGCGTTGGAACGTCAGCAGCTTGGATTGCGCTCATCACCACGTCGGTGCCATTCCCGCGAAGGTACTGGCCGGAGGTCGTTGCGCCAGCGAGATTGTCCATTGCTGCCTGCCTTGAAGCAGACTGCATGAAGGAGTCGATGTCAGAGGATACTGTAATGTCAGGCATATGCTTTAGGGTCTGAGGTACCGGTCAACGCCGCCTGGCCGGCGATAGTAGTTCGTTCCGCCACCAGGGCGCAGGTAGAACGACGCAGCGGGAGGAGGCCCTGGCGGGGTCACCGTGGGCCCCGCAGGCGTCTTCGAGCGTCGTCTTGAGAGGTAACGAATCACAGGCCAGCGCCGCAGATGAAGTTAACCGTCGTTCCGGAAGGCGAGATGATTGCAATGACGTTATCATCCTCGAACTTGCCAAGGGACACTTGGCTGCTCGGCATGACGAGATAGTCAGCGGTCGTTGCTGTAATCGTGCCCTGCCCGATGCGGACGTACACCGGATTGGTTGAACCGGTGTTAGTCACGCAGATGCTGCGGGTGCCAGATTGGATAGTGTAACGAGCGGAGGTTCCAGTTGCTGACTGGGTTTGTCCGCTGCCGTAAGAGGGATTGAATGGGAGTGTCATATTAGCCTACGCGATACCATTTTTGGATGACCGGCTCGAACCGGAGTGTGAAGAAGCCGTTTGCCGCGAGAGTCGTCGGAACGCCACCTCCGACCGCCCCATTCAGGTTCACCGTCAAAGCGGTGATTGTCTGGGTGGTGTTGACGAGAATCTCTTGGTTTGCCACGCAGCCCGAGACCTGCGGGAGCTGGATTGTCAGCGAGGCCACTGTGCTAATGGGGGTAAGCACCAGCCACACGCTGTTGTTCGTGCCGCTGATGGCGACCGTTGAGCCGCTAATCGGCGAGGAGTACTGAATGACCTTGCCATCGTTGACCGTGACGTTCTGCTCAATGAAGTCAGCCACCACCGCTGCGGTGCAGTTGTAGTCGAGCCCGTTCTGGTTGACAGCAAACAACGTCGAAGGGCTGATGCTGTCGACGTTATCGAGATTTTGAATAGCCATGTTAGAGGAAGAGAAGCTGACCGTTGGGTTGTTGCTCGATGGGGGCGATGGACGGAACCGGCAAGAACGGCCAATCCACATCCTTGTTGCCAGCGCCAGCAGGCATCTGCGAAGGGTACTGTTGCTGGAGGACGTTGGCGCTCTGCATGAGGAGCGTCTGGTAGCCAGCAATCGCGCCTGTCTTGGTGTCAGGCGAAGGCGATTTGCCGTACTGCGGGGCGATACGCATCGCCAGATTCAAGATGATCGCCTCATTCGCCGTGAGCGGCACATTGGTTTGCGTGTCGAGGTCAGCGTTGTCAGGCGAGTTGGTCAAAGGATAGCCAATCTGGATGGCTTTCGCGTACCACTGCGCCACCATGGCATCAAGCCGGCGCACCGCTGACTGAAGCTCGTCGGGCGTGAGGTCAAACACGTAAGACGCCAGCCCGAGTTCCTCAAAAGCGGCCTCAACGAACTGGCGTTTAGTGTATCCCATGCGGTTATTTGCGCTTGCGGCGCGGTTTATCTTCTTCTTCGTCTTCTTCAGCCAGCAAAACCGGCTCTCCAGCAGCCTCAGGAGCAGGCGCAGCCTCGGATTCGGGCTCGCTGACCACAATCTTCACTTTGGGCTCGTTCTTGAGCCTTACAGCGGCCTCAACGGCCTTGTTGTAGACGTCCACGGCCTCTTCAACACTCAAACTCCAGCCCAAAGAGAGGGCTTCATCGAGTTCGTCTTGTGATTCGACGCCGCAGTAGTCGTAGGTGCCATATCGCGCAGGGCTTTTGCCTGGCGAGCGGTACACCATGATGGGGAAATCAGTCATTTTTTCAGTTTGCCGACGGGTTTTCCAGCCGCTTGCTTCGCTTTGCGAGCAGTCGAGAGCGCGATTGCAATCGCTTGCTTCTGCGGTTTACCGGACTTCATCTCCTTGCTGATGTTCGAGGAGATTGTCTTCTGCGAATAACCCTTCTTGAGCGGCATAAGTCTTTGGTTTCAGTAAAGTTAAGGGGATGGCCCCGAAGGGCCACCCCCCGTTAGCGGGAACTATACCTGATTGAACAGGATGATTCCACTCATTTCGGGTTGCTTGTTCACAACCCCGTAGAACGTGTCCACACGATACTTGGTCGTGAGGGTGTTCTGGTCGAAACGCTTGGTCATAACGAGCTCCAACCCTTGGTCGGTTGAACCGCGCATCACCGCAACGCCAGCGTTGTCGGGGAGCGAGTAGCGGCCAGGGAGGATTTCAATCGCGTCCTTGTGCCAGAAGCAGTTCACAGGAGCTGCTGCCGTGTTGAGGAGCGTGATTGCCGCGTTGGATGCCTTCGTGTTCGCCACGCAGTTTTGGTTCTGCGCGGAAGCTGCGTTAGCAACTTGGTTCGTGATGAGCGGCGGGCTGATGACGATTGCTTGGTTACCAGCAGCAGGCGCACTCGCCGAGATGACACGGAAGGTCTTAAGCTGACCGGTGTCGCCTTTGGTGATGTGGTGCACTGCGTTGATGCCAGCGATCGTGAACGCGTCGCCTGCGGCCAAAGCCCCAGCGGAAACTGCCACAGTCAGGGACTGGAAGCGGTTGTCCACGTTGAGACGTTCTGCCGTTGTTGGCGAGGTCGAGATGGCTTTGGGGATGTAGTAGTTCGCGCCAGCGTCCGTCGTGTTGATGGTCGCTGTAGCAGACCCGGCACCCAAGCGGACCGCGTAGTCGAGCTTGTGGATGTCGAAGGACGCCACCATCCCAACATACGCACGCTCATACGCCTTGTCGGACTTCTGGTTCCCGAAGGAGCGCGAAGCCTTGGCGAGGTCGTTGGCAAGACCGTTGTAGTCCCGCGTGTTGAGCGCGAGGTAGCGGTCGCCATCCATGATGCCTTGCTCGTTGAAGATGGCCTCGCACTGGGCGACGTCATCGAAACCGCTCGAAGCACCCGCCGCGGTCGTGCGCTTAACCACCAGCGTGCCCTGATTGGCAGCGATGTTCAGCACCGACACGTTGATGTCAGAAGCGAGTTTCTGCTTGGCGGAGTTGCCAAGGCGTTGCTCTTGCAGAGCGTCACGAAGCTCTTGAGCGTTGAGCTCGAAAGCCACCGTGCGGGTCTGGTTGATGCTGGCGGGAACTGCCAGCTGGGTGTAGGAGGCGTAGCCACCACCAGGGAGTAATGAGATGTCCGTGCCAACCCCTGCATTCGACAACGAGGTCGCAATGTAGGGCTGCGGGCGCCAGATGACGTTGTTGGTGCGCTCCATCATCGTCTGGTCTGTGTTATAGATCGAGACGTTACGGGAGAGGACAAGCGCGTCGTTGAACCCCTCAAGGAGGTTTTCAAACGCTACGCGCTCTTCTTTGTTGAACGAGTTAGCCATAGGTTACTTTTTTGACTGCAATTGACGTTTGTAGGCGATTACTTGCGTGTAGTCACCGGTGCGCTCGGCCTTTGCGCGTAGGTTGTCCAACACTTCGTCGGAACCACCGGTTGACCTAGCCCCGCCGGACGGTGGGGTCTTCTCTGGAGGAGGAGCAGTTTTCTTTGTCACCTTGAGTTGTGTTTCGAGTTTTGCCACCGCAAACGCGAATCTCACTGGGTCTTTTATCTCAGAGAGTTCTTTCGCTTTCTTGGGGTTTTTACCCAGCGCGTACACCAGCAATGCCGAGTTGTCTGAACCCTGCAACAGGATCCCTTGTTGAGTCGTGTTCAACACCTCTTGCACCGCAGATTCGGCATCTTCGTAGTCTCGAACCTTCAGCTCAGTCTTCGACTTCGCGTAGTTCTCAAGCTTCTTGTGCCATTCTGCTTGTTGGGCTTGCTGCTCTTCCTCGGCCTTGGCTTGGAGTTCAGTAGCTTTCCGTTTCCGGTCAAACCACTCTGCCAGCTTGGCCTCGTACTTTTCCGTGTCGTAATCGGCGCCTTCCAGTGTCGGCTTCGGCCCAGGGTCAACCGGATTGTTCTCAGTTGCCGATATTGCCTTCAGCTTCTCTTCTAGCTCCCGATTCTTACGGTGCAGTTCCCGATTGGTTTTACGCACTTCACGCACCCATTCAGGTGCCTTCTCTGCGTCCTCTTTCTGGGTCGGCGAATCCCCGATACTGACGTCAATCTCTTCCGAAGAGTCCGCTACACCGTCTTTAGCTGGCTCCGAGGCCACCGGCGTACCGGTCTCCTCAGCCACAGCCTCCGCTACGGGAGCTTCCTCATCTTCCAAGACAACTTCAGCATCTACTGCCGTGTTGTTGTTCTCCATTTTTTCTCAATTAGTGGGTCTGTCCACTAAAATGTTTGCACCGGCGCTACCAGCTTCTGCACATCGTCCTCGATGCGGTCCGCCAGCTTCATCGCCTTGTCCTGATCAATCTGACCAGCCTTTGCAATCGTTTCCTCAGTCTTCGCCCGCGTCTCCTCGGCCTTGGCGAGCGTAAGCACCGTGTCGGCCTGTGCCTTTGTAGCGAGCGCATTTGCCCTTTGCGCCTCTGCTGCGAAGTACTGCGTCTGTGCGTCCGGTTGGGCGTTCTGGGCCTCGGCAAGGAGCTCCTGAGCCTCTTGCTCGGTGGGTTTAACCGCCCCCATCTTGAGCAGCTTCTTGCGAAAGTACGTCCGCACGTCCCCAAGCCCTTCGCCTTCCATGTTCATCATCGCCATCGACGAGAGCACGTTCATCGTCTCCGGATCTTGTGTCACCGCCATCATCGAGAGCAGCGCCTGCACCGTCGCTTGCCGCTTCGTTGTTGAAGACGGTCCCACGTCCACCGCCACGTCAAACTCGGCTTCAGACAGGTCGTTGTCGTACTCAAGCTCACCGCTCTCAGGGTTAATCACCGGTGTCATGAGCTCAATCTCGTCCTGCTCGCCGTTGGACGTCACAACCTTCATCTTGCGCTTATCTTCGACGAACACGTCTTTGGCCATGGACAACCAAATCTCGCCCACGCGCTTAATGGCTTTCGCCATGTTCGACACGTAGATGTAGCTCTGCATATCGAGCCGCTGCATCACCAAGTCCACGGCTTTGCTGGTAACGTGGGACACCATCTTGTCCCCGTTGCCTTGGCTCCCAAGGAGCTGCTGCATATCAATGTCCGTAACCCCCAACAACGCCGCCATCGCAGGCGGTACCTGCGGGGCTTTTGTGTACGCAATCGGCGGCGCCGGTTGTACCGCGCCTTGCGCGTCCGTAATGCCGTTCACGAGCAAATACGGATAGTTCTTGAGGTTGTCTTCCGCCCACATCACTTGGTGCCCCGCCACCTGCTCCGGCATGAAGATAGGCTTCTCCATGGACGAGAGCGCCGAAATCTCTGCGAGCTTAGAGAGCTGCATGTTCTTTAGGCGCTGCATGTCTTTCGCCAGCCGAACGTGCCCCATGCACCGCTCCACGTTGTCCACAAACCACCGCTTCCCATACACCGGCACAATCGGGATGCACCGCCCCGCAATGTACCCGCAGTCCTCAAGGATTTTGCCCCCAGACATAATCCACTTGTGCACCTTCTTCTGCTTAATCTTCTTGCGCTTAACTTCCTTGTACCCAAGCGCCTCCATCTCCTCCATCTTGCCTTCCTTTAGCACCGACAAAAGCTCCTTTTCCTCGTCTCCCGTAAGCCCCTCAAACGTCACCATGTAGTCCGTCGTCTCCTCCACGCGGTAGTACTCCGCCACATACACCACATCCGGCGTCTGCCAGTCGAACTGGGTGCGCGTAATCTCTTTCGGCCACGTCGTGGGGTCGTCCCCCCACTCCGCCTCGTAGTCTTCGCGGGTTAAGGCCGTAATCACAAAGCACCGCTTCGCGTCTGCTTTGTCCTGCCGCTTCGCGTTCAAGTCAAAGTACACCGAGGAGTCCGCGTCGTAAATCGGCTCAATGCAGATGCGCTGCTCGTCGCTCTCACCGCTGTACTCGTCCTCGTACTCGTTGCGCAAGCGCAACGCCCCAAACCCACCGGTTACCGCCTCTTCAAAGGCGTTGTCGTACGCCTCCTCAGCACTCGAGTCCACTTCTGTCGCCCGAAACAGCCCGTTGCACGTCTCCGCCAGTGACTCGTACTCTTTCTCCTTGGGGACGTACTCCACCGTGATGCGGTTCGACCGGTAGTCGTTAATGATGCGCATCACCGCCAGCTGCGTCTTGTTCACCTCAAACCTCGGCCGGTTCTCGTACTGCTCAGAAAGCGGCCCCTCCCATTGTGCGCCCGGAATAGAACAAAACCGGCGGTCTTGCAGGCACTGCAAACGCTCGTTCCTGAGCACCTCTTGTATGCGGTCAAACTCCGCAAGCGCGTCCGCGTGGACCTTAACCGGATCGTTCTTCATGCTCATTATCATGCGGGTTTAAGGGCTTGTGTCAATGGGGCTCGGGGTAGGTTGCAGGGGCTTGAGGGGACTCGGGGCTCGTGGACTTGGGGGTTTGCTACTTCTTCGAGAAGAAGTTCATCACCGGTACCACGTCAATGAGCTTCTGCATCCGCTTCTTCAGACTCAAGGCCGCTCGGTTCAGCCCGCTCACCACCAAGTACCGCGTCGCATCCATCAAGTGGTCGTTCTCCTTAACGACTCTGCCTTTGTCGTCCCGCCGGTACAACCGGAACTCCGCCACCCAGTTCGTCATGCTCTTAAACACCTTCAGGCGTCCCGTCGACATCCGCTGCCACACGTCGTAAATCCCCGTCTCCACCGCGTTGTTCGCCACCGTCAAGTCCAGCCCCATCTGCCGGTAACGCACAAACAACTGCTGCCCGTCCACCTGCGTTCTCCCACGCGACGCCGGATCAATCACCCCAGGGATACCGCGCCCACGCGCATTTATCGCCTCCGCGTGAATCGCCGGCTCTGCCTGCCCACGGTAGTGCTCCGAGTACAGGTACAACGTGTCGCTCTGCTGGTCTAACGCGCCAAACACCGCCGCTGTTTTGTTCCACCCAACGTCCATCCCAAACACTCTCGGCCAGTGCACCGGTACCTCGAAGTCAGGCACAACAAGCTCGCTCTCCGGTACCGGATATATCGCCCCTGCCCCCAACTGCGGCACGCCCTTTGACCGCGCATCCCTCTGAAAGGGCGGTATACTCGACCACAAGTCCTCCTTCTGCTTCGCACTCAAGTGCGGCACATCGTCCCACGTCGCCATCCCCACGTACTTCGTCCCCTCCGCCCGCTCCGCGACCTCACCGTCCTTCAAGAACGCCATCACCGTCTCCGACATCCCCAAGAGCGGCGTAAACGTCAGCATCACCATACCGTCGTTCGTCATCGTTCGCAGCAGCGACTCCGTGTAGATGTCCAACGGCGGCTCCTCGTCCAGCCAGATGATGTCCTGCTCCGTCCCCTGGAAGCTCTCGCGGCGCTGGTCGTAGCTCTTGAGCGTTAACCGCGACTCGCCCCCTGATGCGTGCCGCACCACGATGATTTCCACCGCGTCCGCAATACCGGCCTTGGCCGATACCCGCAGGATGTCTTCCTTCGGGATGAGGCCCGTGCCGTGACTTCCAGCCGGTCCCAGCAGCTTCGTCTGCAAGATGTCCCGTGAGGTCTTACCGGTGTCCCCTGCCGCCCACGCCGAGATGGGGCGGTCGAACCGACGGCCCGTCCACCATGAGGGGTACCGGCCCGTGAGGTGTACCGCCATCTCGAAGCCGCCGATGCCTTCGGTCTTACCGACGCGGTTAGCCGCCATCATCAGACGCTCCTTGTACCGCGCCCCCGCCTCGAAGAAGGCGGTGTGCTTCTTGTAAAGCTCCCGCCGCAGGGGGCCGGTGTCGGGGTAGTAACCGAGCAACCGGCGCTCGCGCTTGCGCCTCTGGAGTTCCTCGAGGCACATGACCAGTTCTGCTTTCTCTTCTGGACTGAGTTCTTTCACGGTCTAATAGCGACATTCACGGAGACGCCGCCGTCTCCGCTGTAAGTTCCGGATGGGTTCAGGGGGTTTTAGGTATGTTTGGATTCGTGATTTGTTTATAAGTCAAAATGCAAACTAGTACTGGAATCCCTGAATGCTGATACTAAACGCGTTTTGATTGAATGGAATCACTATGAGTTAAGCTATTAGTCTTTACAATCGCAGTCATGTATACTTGAACATCAAGTACCACTTTTCT